CTGGAGTTTCTGCTGGAGTTTCTGCTGGAGTTTCTGCTGGAGTTTCTGCTGGAGTTTCTGCTGGAGTTTCTGCTGGAGTTTCTGCTGGAGTTTCTGCTGGAGTTTCTGCTGGAGTTTCTGCTGGAGTTTCTGCTGGAGTCTCTGCTGGTGTTTCTGCTGGAGTCTCTGCTGGAGTTTCTTCTGTTAATGTTCCAAGTAATACATCGAAACGGCTACTGCCAAAATCACATGAACCGATATTCGTAAAGTTATAGCAAGAACTAAGACGTTGAGTAATTACATCTTTCAATGCATTTGCAAAACCACAATAAAAAGTTGATTCTTTTGATTCTGCAGGATCTGGAGTGCCAGCAGGTCTTTCAAATTCCAATTTAGCAATTGACATTTTAACTTTCGGATCAAGAGAAAGATCGCTAGGATTTAAGTTAGAAGCTTCATTTGCAATCTTAAATGAATAGCCTTCTGGCAACAAACGATTTACAATTTGCAATGCTTGATCTGTCTTTCCCTCCAACTCCCTTCGTAGACAAATATGAAATTCGTTTTTGACATTTATTAATTTTGCATCATCATTACATTTATCAATAAGATAATGATTGATATTCGAAATGAATGAACTGATTTGATTTAGTTTTAAATTTGATTCGATATATTTCATAAATAATCTTGGATATACTTCATCATCATTAATAGAAATAATATAAACGCCAGAAGATTTTGTGACTTTTGATTTTGGGAATAGATTCTTTAAATTTTGTTCAGTAAATAGAATTGAAGCACATTCATAGTCAATTGGTTCACACCCCAGTTTTTCAAGATTGATATTGTATCTAAAAATTTGGATACTTGTTCTTTCAAGTTTCTTCATGTTGGTGTTGTACCAATTTGCAAAATCCTTTGTTGGATAACCTTCAGGAAATTTTTGTTTCAAAAGTGGAATCAATTGATCATATTGATTCTGTAAATCCTTCTCCAAATCAGTCATCACTTTTTTATAGTTTTCTAATTTGGCATTAGTGTTCTCAAGGAACGTATTAAGAAGTGAATCAGTTTGCTCCATTTTGATAGTATGATATTGTATAATGCTTTAGATTCCAAATAGTGTGGAATTCAATTTTTTATTTTTACTTATGTGTCTTTTGACACATAAGTAAAAATAAAAATGATAAAATTCCTGTCAAAGGATATTAATTATTATTATGTAGCTCATATAAATATTCTTTGCTGCCCTTAATAAATTCTAAATTTGCTTCTTTTAGACATTTATTAAGACCTTCCAAAATGTCTGAAATATCAATATCAGAATAAATCTCAAAATAAATTATTTTATTATTTCTTGGTATGGTTGATAATTTAAAAATATCATTAGGATAACTCCAGTCAAAAACATGTGAAGTCATAATAAAAAAGAATATTAATAGATCTCTAACTTCATAAATATTTGTTTTTTCACTTGTCATGCATCCTTTAATCCTTGCAACAAACATGTCTTTCCAAATTGGCAAAACATATATTGTATTAATTTCACCAATATAAGATGTTTTAATCAAGTTGACTAAATATTTGCGAAATGGTTGACAACATAATTTTGTTGATTCTGGAAAGAGTGTTAAAATATCCTTTTCCTTTAAGATTGTTCCATAATAACATAGGGCACAATCTGTTAAAGTAAAAGGAGGCATATTTTCTGCATATTCAATACGATGATCTATTGAATTCATTTGCTCATTATATAATTTTATAATTTGATATTTGTTATAATCACTAAAATTTTCTTTGATTCTTTTAACCAAATGTCCGGAAATAAAACTATTCAATTCTGTTTTACAAATGTCTAATTCTTTGTTACATTCATCAATTTTCTTTTGATAACTTGCAATTTTATCCATTATATCTTTCTTTTTTTTATGTAATCCAAATACTTCTTCTTCGCACTCATAAACAAAACTGCTTATATTTGTCTCCATTTTATACATAAATAAAAGCAATATTGTTTAGACTGATATATTTTCAATTTTTTATATTTATTTTATGTCTTAAGACATAAAATTTCCGCTAGGAATATTTTACAATTTATAGTGTCTAAACGTCAATAGATAACAACATGATCTTAAACATACATATTTTTTCTTCCATAAAAACGGGATCATATGGTGTGTTCAGCCTGCATTTTTTAGGCAATAATTTGAAGAATTTTATTGTTTCAAACGCAAGATTATTATGTGTTTCTTTGTCAAGATTATTTTCTGGATTGAGTGCAACAATATATTTGTCATTATCATACGTTATTGCCATGGAAAATCCTAATGCCCGTGAATACAATCCAAACAAATGACTTATTGTCTGAAAATTATATTCATTGCATTCCATATCTTCAGGGAATTTATTTATGTATTTTTTGATCTGATCTGCATCTAGCAAAGTTAAATGATAACAATTATTATATAATTTAACAATTTTCAAAGTGGGGAACATATTTTTCAGATCTTCCATTTTATATGTATCTCCATAGTAACGCCATACGAATGGCCTGAATTCAGTAATGTTCATATTCATCATTGCAGATTCAAAAGATGTCTCCGTAGACATTTTTGCGACAATGTAAATAAATTAACAAAAATATATGTCATATAGACTAATGCGAATTTCAATTTTTATTATACTACCATGAGTGGACAGTCATCAAGAATATCATAAAATTCTGTATAAATATGTATACCATCTTCACTGTCACCATCCATTGTATCACAAATTTTGAAAGTATATGGTGATGGAATTAAAAAATTAATTTCATTAATAATTTCTTCAATATTTCCATATAAAATTTTAAACTCGCGCATTTGTTCAATATTGCATCCAAATGTAAAATACCCATCCACACTATCTAATTCGCACCATGGATGAATTATGTCTAAATATTGTGATATTATGTTCAATGTCAAAACTGGATCAGTTATGCATTTTTTTAGATGTTCTGCCACATTCTGTTTTAATAAGAAGTAATCAGTCATTGCAATAAAATATGAATGATCATCGTCTTCTTCCTTATAATCACCGTCTTCTTCCTCATAAAACGGCGTCGTTTCAACAATGCTTGCTTTTGGAAACATAGTTGAAATATTGTTTTCATTAAACATATTTGTTTTAAACTTAACTATTATTGGTTCGCAACCTTCTGGAACATCATATGGATAGCTGAAATGATTGTCACTATATCTACTCATTTTCTCATTAAACAATTCAATAAACTTTTTTGTAGGATAGCCTTCTCGAAGATTTTCGTGTAATAACTTCATATATTCATCATCTTCGGCATGTAAAACATCCATTGTATCATATAATATGTTAAGTTCACGTTTTCTTTTTAATAATTCATCCATAATTTCATCTAAGGAATTCTCAGACTCGGTATATGTTTCTTCCATAGGAACTTCTGTCGATTCATCGCTTTCTAATTTATATTGAAAATCACAATAGTCAAATGCTCTGTCGTCATTATCATTATAAATAATTTCAAACACATTTGACAATTTGAATCCCTCTGGGAGAAGCGTAGTAATATTATAAATCATATATCTTGCCACATGTAATGAATAATCATTTACATTATAATAATATAGATTCATCATATTATTATTTTTATATGTGAATAACATTTTTGCGTCATATGTAATATTTAAATAGTCATTAACAACCTGCGCAAATTTACCATATTCGCCTTTTGAAACAAATGTTGAAATATGGGATTTAATAATTCTTGTTAAGGTATCTGGATTTTTAATAAAAATTTTATTGGTATCATCAATTATTGCATTTGGAAACAATAATTCCAAATGTTCTCTTTTTAAAACTTTTGAAAAACTTTCCACTGATACGGGTTCTTCATTATTTTCTTCAAAATTATATGGCTCATTTATAGGAAACACATTTATGTTATTTTCATGTTCATACATATTAGAATTATACCATTTGATAAATTCCCTTGTTGGATAACCTTCAGGAACCTTCTCTTTTAATAAAGGAATTAAATTTTTTACACAATTATCATATGCTTTTTTAGCATATGTCATTTCTTCTTTTAATACTGACATATGATCCATTTTTGCATAAAAGTCAAATGGTAAACTTTACAGACCCAAGAAATAATTTAATAAATAAATGCTGTTTAGGATATGTTGAGTTTCAATTTTTTTATTTATGATTTGGTCATTAGACCAAATCATAAATAAAAAAATGATAAAATTCTCGCCAGAGATATTTTACAATTTTTTTATTTTAAATGATAAAATCTGATATTCATATCAATATTTTGGACAAACCATGGAATCCAATCGAAAAGTTCCAAAATCATATGGAATGTTTGTGTAATCATCATATTCAGACAAATTTTCATATGAAATCCAATTGCCAAATCGTTCATCACACCTGTACATTCCACTGCATATCTTGTTTCCTAATTTGTAGTGCGTCCAATTTCCATTTTTATGTTTACAACAACCATTGTATTCTCCTTCATATATAAGTGTACCATCGTCATTCCATGCAATCCATTTTCCAGTTTTTACATTATCTTCATTAAGATAACCAAATTCTCTTTTGTTTCCATTTGCATAATAGGTTTTATATTTGTTTGTCAACATTAAATCTGCAAGTGCTCTTTTGACACTCTTAAAATACATCAAACCAACGTCAAAACCATACGCCCATTCATCTGCATAATCAAATGCTCGATTGCGATTTCTTTCTGCATATTTATATACAATTGGATCATACATCTCATGTTCACATGCCTTTCCAACAACAAGCTTTAAGAAAAGCATTTCACCACACCTATTAACAAATATTTCAAATTGTAATTTTGTCGGACTATTCGATTTGTCATCAATATTTAAGATATCAACAACTTCTAATTTATCTGCAAAATATACTGCATTCTTCGCATTTTTAATTGTTGGTCTATCTTCATCAGTTCGTGAATCTGGCAACTTCTTAAAAACAATAAAATACTTATTCAATATTGACACATATCTATGTGTATCATCATATTTTGAACAATGTTCAATGATATCATCATATGTCCACTTCTCAGCCATTTTGTACGAAAAAAGTAAAACCAAGTTAACTTAAGACAATAAACAAGTAAATATGTTAAATGGTGTTTAGAATATTTTGAGTTTCAATTTTTTTATTTATGATTTGGTCATTAGACCAAATCATAAATAAAAAAATGATAAAATTCTCGCCAGAGATATTTTACAATTTTTTTATTTATGATAATATTAATATGGTTGATTAATAAATAAAATAGTCTTTTAGGTCACCATCCACATTTTTCATAGAAAAGCAAATAATGCAATATTTTTGAATACTTTACGTCTATTTTCATCTCTTAAGACAGCCTATTTTTCTTTAAGAAATCCTGTAACTGTAACATGGTATCATCGATGATATCTTCATCAATAACTTCAATATCGCCATATTTAGCACAAATTTCGGCAAATTTCTCGGCGATGATATCTCCATCCAGAATTATTTGTTCATCTGTTGTTGGTTCATCTGTTGTTCGTTCATCTGTTGTTCGTTCATCTGTTGTTTTTTCCACCTCGTTATTTTGCAATTTGTATTTTGTTATACAACAATCCATTGGATTGGAACTGCATGAGTCAATCTTAACATTTCTATCTGTTTTAATTAATTGATATTCCTTTGGCAAAAGTTCATTTATGTCCAGAATATATTTATTTCCACAATCAGATGTGTCGCCAATATTACGACGACTCATCTGAAAATATAAAACAAATAATTTTTCACTTTCAGACCATAAAAATGCGTTTTCTGCCATGTTGTGTTTAATAATTAGATAGTCATTTATAACTGCTGCAAAATCTTCATATTGTTTTTTATTAAGACAATCTACAGAACATCTTTTGAAAAGTCTGTCAATTGCTGTTAATTCCATTCTATATAGTGATGTGTCAACAAAATGACTAGTGGAAATAAGTTAATAACACAAATGCTTTTTAGGACATGTTATTTTCAATTTTTATCTTATTCTTTCAGTATATTCTTGGTGGTTTATATACAACTCTATAATCACAATATTGATCCAACATGTCACACATGCTGTACTTATTGCATATCACATAAAATCCAATGCTGTGACACCAAGATAAAACTTCATCTGACATATTAAATTTTAAATTTTCGACATATTTTTTTATTTTAAATTTATCAAATATTTTTGAAAAAAATGGTTTGATTATTTTATAATCTTCGACAATAAACACTTTTTTCCGCCCTCTTTCACTGTATTCTATAAATTCTCCATCAAAAGTGCCATTCCTTGTCATTGCCTCTATTTTTATTTTGCTGTTTGGATACCATTCTTTTAAGACCCTATTCATGCGTCCATTAATAAAATTTATTTCTCTTTTTAATTCTCCTGTATAATACCATTCTTTATAAAGTCCATCTAGTGTGCCATTTATAATTTTAACCTCTTTTCTTTTTTGTTGATTGTCATGATACAATATATATGTGTCATTTACTTTCCCATTTTCATAATTAATTCTAAACTTTAGAGAACCATTTTTGTAAAATTTCTCGACACAACCGTGAATTAATCCATGTTGGTATCTTTTACATTCACATATATTGCCATTTTCATAATAATATTTACGAATATGTTCTTTTGCATTCATGTCATTTGCATCATATCTTATTTGTCCAGATTCATACCACATTTTACAATCAATGATTTTTGGAAAAGACTTATCATTATATTTTATTTCTGTGTCTAATACACCATTTTCATGCCATTTTTGATATGTGATTTTATAATTATCTTTACACATTGTTATTTCCATTATTTTATTATTATTATACCATTTTTTATATTCGCCATTAATTGAACCATTTATGAGATTTACTTCGACATGTAAATTTCCATTGTCATAATATTCTTTCCACATTCCTGTTCTAATTCCATTTACATGTTGACCTTGTACCCAAATATTTCCATTTGGGTGAAAACACATGCATTCACCTGTGTATTTTTTTGTGAGAAATATATATTCATATTCAAATAAATGATTATAAAATGCAGGCACAATTGATTTATAATATTGAATTTTATCTTTTTTACTTTCCACAATTTTATTTACATGATATATTAATTCATAATCAATATAATCCTTTTTCTTATTCACATCGAACATATTAAAAATATCAACAACCATAAATTTATTGCCTTTATACACTGCATTGAGAGATGCCTCTGATGTGTCATTTTGATTTTCTGTTGTTATTGTATCTTTTAATTTTTTAAGAACTATTATATAATAATTTCTAATTTTATAACAATGAGCTGTGTCATATTTGGAACATTCTTCAAAAACAAGTTTGTCCATTGTATTTAGAGTACAATAGATAAACATATGTATAAACAAATCTTATTTAAATTTATTTTCAATTTTCAAGGAGAAATTTCATAAGTCTTGTTTAATTCAGCATTGATAAACTCTCTACTGAGTCCAATCACACTGAACTGATTTGATTCAGTCTGTTGTGTTATTTGTGTATAGCCAGAATCTGCAAAAGTCACATTAACTGGTTTCCATACATCATTGTCAATACATAGTGCAAGTCCACAATCAGCAAGAACAAGTTGATTTCCTTTATTTTCATTTATCTGTTTCCAACATTTATAATTTCTGTCATGTTGTCCTTTTTGTCGATCTGGGTCGAAAATTTGTTTAAAAGTATTTAAGCAGGGTAATACTCAATACCTCTAAACTAAAGATTAAAAATTAGGAAAAATTTTGGGAACCCCATTATTCCCTTATCCGCTGGTTTGTCTAGAGACATACATCACGGAATATATTTACCACTTTTGGATTCATTATTCTATTACCATCTATTTGTTTTAAATTTGTTACTTTTCTCATTATGTTTATTGCTCCATTAAGATCGGCATTTATTAATCCTTTTTTAGACTTAAATAGACCCCTTTTTGTTCTTTCTCCATCATACTTGTCTTTTTTGCCTATCTTTTCTAAATTTAATGCATCACATTTTGATGTATATGTTTCTTCTGTTATTATTATTTTTTCAGACATTTTTCCTTTTAATTTTGTTAACAACATTGAATATGGTATTTCATAAAATTTTCTGTTATTCTTTTTTCCCATATTCACTCCTCTTTTCCAGTTCAAATTATACCCTATTACTATTGTTGTTTTATTTTCATATGTAATGTAAAGATATTTTACAAGTTTGTTAAAAAAATCTGTTATTTTATTCATTCTTTTTATCAACAGATTTCTTTTATGACGAATAAGGTTGTCTTTTATTTTTTCGTCTTTCTCCAAACTTATTTTTGATTTTATTGCATCAATTTTATGATTATAGAAAGAATTTATTGATGATAAATATGATCCTTTTATTATTTTTTGGTCTCCTGACGGATCATATATTGTCATTAAATTCCTCATTCCTAAATCTATTGAAATAGCTTCTTTAAAATCTACTTTTCGATCATGTTTTTTTGGTGGTTCTGTTGTATATTTATAATTTATTTTAAAAGCATGACCTTTATAGATTGGATTTATTTCTATTAATTTAATATTTTTCGATGATATTTTTTTGGGAATATCAAATTCAATGTATTGTGATTCAAATATATTTTCATTGTTTTTCTCTATATACATTTTATCAAAAACAAAATTTGTTGACTTTAATACTTTACCTTTTACCTCTTTCATATGCTTTCTGTCAACATATTTTTTATATTTATTTTTTATATTCAAACAAATAAATTTATCTTTTCCTATAATCTTATTTAAATTATCTGCAAC